ATTTATTAAACAAACCGGTCTATAAAATATTTTGGCAATAAATTAAGATAGTCTGGAACTAATTTTCTAATACCACCTGCGTCTAATACATACGTTATACTAGCGTCATTTTCGTTTCTCGTACAGCGACCACATTGCTGAATAAATGTAGTAAACATCTTATTAGAATACCATCTATAGTTATTTTTCGACATTTCCTTAATACGAACGTCCCCAAGATCGGGCCACGGACATTTAATAATAATACAAAACCGAGCGGCGTCTCCTTTAAGGTCAACACCGAAACTCATTGAAGGGCTTGCTAAAACTGTAGGAGCATCTGTATTAAGATGTTCGTTGAGTATATCTATATTATCTTTATCACCTCGAATACGATATAAAATACGCTTTGATCTAATGTTATCTTTAAGCATATTAGTAATCTTATTAGATTGTGTATGTATTAATCCTTTATCATTTTTATGCTCTTGTAATATTTCCTTGACACAACCAACAATTTTAGGAAAACTATTCTCTAAGTTCTTTTTTGATAAATGAAAGTTACCAAATAAGATAGGAGATTTTTTTGGATCAAACGTTGAGGGTAGATCTATATATTTGTACTCATGCTCGGGTACACCTAACCCTCTCATAAAGCTTTTGTAATCAACAAACGTAGCTGACATTAATAATACTTTATCTGCATACTGAAACAAATGCTGAGCAAGGTTATCTATCTTTTTAGGGATTAGTTTGATATATTTTTTATTACGTTCATAGGTAGAATGAATAATATATTCAGATTGACTCCATGTATCAGCGATTAAACTTAAGTCACCTTTCAAGTCGGTAATAAATTTGAACTCTTTCTTTCGATCTTCACTAATAGTGTCTTGATGCTTATCTAGCATGCGCAAAAGCTCTACATACCTTGCTTCAAGGTTAGAGTATAATGTACATAGATTATCGTAAAATCGTTTTCGGTTTGTGCTATACGGTAAACTAAAGCCGTACTTGTTCAACTTACCACATTCAATACTACAACTATAACGACTAACAATAACGTTTTCTAATTCCGACGCTTCATCACATACTATAAGTTGTCTGTTTTTTAGATGATCTGGTTTGTGAAAAAAGCTCGAATAGTTTTCAATACTAATCTTAGCAGCAATCGATTTGTTTCTAGATTCATAATAATCACACCTATTACAATCCCAACATTCCTTTTTTAGTTTAGAGCTAAAAGCACATGGCGCGGCATCAGCAGTACTCCGGTCATCTATATTACAAATATAACTACCTTTACCTTTAAGAGGTTTAACATCATCAAAGTCTCTTATGTACTGATCTTGCAAAGCTTTAGTTGTAGTTAGAATAGATGTACCGTATCTTTTACTACCATTAAAATCATCTGCGTACTCATACACTCTACGATTATTTTCCCAACTAGTTTCAAAAGCAGAATAATTATGAATTAGTTTAGTGAGACGTACTGGTGGTTTATTGAGACTATTAGCAATAGTCTTAGCGATAAAGCTTTTACCACATCCAGTAGGTCCTTGTATAACTACAAACTTATTGTCTTTGAATGCATCGACAATATTAGGAATAGCATACTGCTGAGTTGAGGAAGGCTTAAAGCCTTTAGGAAAATATTTTAGCCCCATGACTAATATTATAGTTGTTCTATAGAGAGAAGCAAGTCATAATATTTGTTACGAGGGTTTTTAACCATATTTTGAGTTCTTACTTTTTGTACGATGTCTCCTTGATGAATGTGAGACAAACTGTAATCAAAATAAATTATGTTTTTCTTTTTAATTATACCAAACGGGTACAGAATTTCTACCTTCTTGCTGTTAGAGAAATGTAGCTTAATATTAAAATCTTTTAATTCATACAAAAGTATTGTGCCTGTACCTAGTATTCTTTTTCTAGATACAATTTTTACTTCACTTTGTAATAATGATTTTAATGTTGTTTCAACTAATTCGTGGGTCATACATTCATAAAATTCATTTTTTCTTCTGCAGTCATTGGTGCAATATTCTGTGATAGATAGTCCCAGAATGTTACATCAGCTTCTAAAGTAGATATTAAATCTACAGAATCACAGCTTATTGTTCTGAAGTCCTGCATTAATATGTCCCATGTAATAATTAAATTTTCTTGATTAGGATTATATTTCGGAGCTTGTCGAGGTGGTCTATAGTTTAAGATTGTACGACCTTCAACAGAGTTGAGCAACTGTACATTATTAGTACAAAGCATTCTTCTAGTAGAAGGTCGCCCGGGTTTTGGATTTCTTCGAGCAAACTTTACTTCACATACTTTATCAAGCAGTATGCTTTTTAAGTTACTCAGTCCTACTATCATTTTGATCTACTTGATCACAAACTCCAAAGAACCTCTCCTCACTTAAGAATAAACAATGTCTCAAAGGCTCGTCGTGACCAGTAACATTAATATTATCAACCTTAATTCCTTTATCATCTGGAAAACAAACAATATCTCCAGGTGAACAAAACTTACAATTAGGGCCAGCTAAAATAACTCGCGCCAAGCGCCAAGTTTTTTGTACTTGAGATAGTGGAATATAGATACCGTTACGCTCTATAGTTTGTCCGTCCTGAGCAAGGTCGGCGTATTGAGCTAATACAATATCATCCATTACTCTACTCAACCTATAGCCGTGTAAGCTAAAATTGTCTGTATGCTGGTAGGAGTCTAGATCAATCAAGCTACGCTTCGGAGAATGATCAAATGCATCTCTTTGACTGTCAGTTAAGTCCATTTTGTCTAGCTGAGCGTCGTATGCTTTCTGTTGTTTACTGTTCATACTTTTTTATATTTACATCAAACGTTTCTGAATACAAATTTATTTCTCTTTCAGATAATTCATATCGTTTAGATAATAGTTTGCATTCTTTTTTATCTGCTTTTTTCTTCTTTATATAACGAATAAATTTGCGCTTTGTCTTAGGTATCAAGTTAAACATAAACTTATAATGATCTAAGGAACCAAACGCAATACCATATTTGTTGACGGTGTTGTTAACAAGAAGAGTAACTTGAGGATTAATATGAGTAAGATACCTGTTCGTAATATACGGAGAGTAAAGTCCGCTATCGGCAATATTAATATCAACAGGCTCACTATCAAAAGCAATGTTATTAATAAGGTCAAAGACATTGTTAATTGGTTTTGGCATTATATCTTTCGTGTGCGTCTGTAATTATTTTTTTAGTACGAGATTTAGATAACCACCCACCAATCTCTACAACTTTATCTTCTAAATCTTTGTAATGAGAAAAGAAGTTGAGGGTGGTGCTCACCCAATGTGGCTCAAGATCTTTTAAGGTACGGTATTCCTTTACATGACTACAAGGAACAGCTACAACTTTATAGTCTTTATCTCCGTTGTCGGTCATATCTATTGTCGCGATAGGAGTAGCTTCAATTAATGTACCAGTTTGTATAGGTATATTATTATATACAACGACATCTAACGGGTCATTATCCAGCGCATGAGTTTGAGGTATAAAACCATACGAAGCAGTATATATCATCGAGCTATATAAGCACCTTGCGAGCTGAAATATATCTAACTCCTCGTTGTACTCGTATTTCGCACTCGTTCCTTTCGGTATTTCAATAATACAATTAATTTTCTCCGGGAACTTGTTCCCAATTGGTATTCGCTCTACTAAATTCATGACTGTCTAAAACCCTAATAGTAATTTCATCAAAATTTTGCAAAAAAATTTTTTTCTATGAACTCAACCTCACAAAGTCAGTTTTGTAGTTGCGATAAACGCGTCATCCACCATGGAATAGTAGGTATCTACCACGATTTTCATGAATTCTTCCACCTGATTATCGGTTAAATTCGTGGAAAATGCAAAGGATGGTGCTTTTTGCCCTGCTACAACGTTGATTGCTGTGTGACCAAGCGCGACATTGTTCCTTGAGTAGGTAATACTTACACTGCACTTGCCTTTTGGCTGAATGATGCCATGTTGCTCAAATTCTTTATGTACGATTAGGTCATCACCATCTACTTCAATAGGTGCGTTGAGATATTTCGTTGATAAAAGGTTTGCAATTTGTGTATTAAATAGTCGCTGAAAGAATACAGCACCAAGAGGGTCAAGATTAGGCAACTCCCAGCAAAAATTAACAGCGTCATCTGAATATATAAAATCATTATTAAGTAGGTCTTCATTATCAATCATTCCTTCTGTTTCGACTTTCATCGGCGCTCGAAATGCGACAATGTTACCAATTGGAAGAGTCTTTTTGCGAAAATATTTATAAGCAAACCGTCCGTGAATAAGATTACCATCATAGATATCGATATCTCTCAAAATCATAGTAAGTATTATAAAATAACTAGAGCAGAAATCAAATGAATTATTGTGATGAGATAGATTTAAGTAACATTACCGCAGAGGAATGGAATAACATCTACAAACACGGAGGGTTTAAGGGAGAGGGATCCGGGCGAGGTAGTTTTGTCGAAAATAATAAAATTCTTATTGAATGGTTTGAAAAATTTATAACGAAAAATTTTATAAGTAGTATCGTAGATATTGGTTGTGGAGATTTTCAATGGATGCCATTGCTTCTGCGAAAGTATCCAAACGTAGATTATATTGGCATCGATTGCGCTAATGCCCTGATTGAATCTCATGCAAAAAAATACCCTGACTACACTTTTGTATGTAAGGATGTAACTGCAGAAGATTTTGAGCATATAGGGCAATATGATCTTGTACTGTGTAAAGATGTCCTTCAGCATAATTTTGACAACCCACGACAAATAACTGATCCAATTAATGACATTAATTCGAGATACAAAGTTGTAATTACTCCAGGAGATGTTGGAGGTATATTAAGACATAAATTCGCTAACTACACATGGGTTACTGATTACCAAAGTGATGAAGAAAAAAGTATATACATTGCTCAGTCCTGATCAGGATACAAACTCTTACAACTGGTCGTTTTGGGAGGATAGAGCTTTAGTTCGAGTAGAAGAGAGAGTAAAAGACTCGAATGATATTTTATTTTTAGATTCTCATACTCAAGAGTATAAAAGTAAAATCGTTGAATATAAATTTGACTACAAAAATAAAACCCTTACTAATCCAAAAACAATATTAGAAGATCCTTATTTTAGTTTAGAAGATCCCAGACTAATATCAAAAAATAGTTTTACATATGTAAAGTATGATGCTCCTAAAGTAGAATGCTTCCTTATGAAAGATAAGGAAGCTCTTACTAGCGGGCACGCTTGGGAGAAAAACTGGCAGTTTATAGATCAAGAAAAATATTTTTATAAAATTAAGCCATTAGTAATTAGAGGACCAAACTATAAAGAGCGGTTTGAGTACAATATGGATTGGAAGTATGGGGATGTTTTTCACTTAAGTAGTAATATGTTTGAAATTAATGACAGACAATTTATCATTTTTCATTCATATAAAGGTCTTACAGTAAACACGAGAAGATATTATCAAGGAGTAGTAGAGCTTGAAGACTTACGACCAAAATTTTATGTACCAAAGCCTTTGTTTTATCCACCAACAAAAACAAACCCTTATAAATTTAAAAAGAATAAAAACAGATGTGTGTTTGTTATGTGTGTACGAATTATAAATGAAGAGCTATATATTACAGCGGGTATTAATGATTGTGAATGTGCGTTAATTACAATCAATGCGCAAGATTTTATAAAGTGGGTTGATCAAAGAAAGGACTTTATCGAGGAGATATCAACTACAAGTCCAACAAATGGTTTAAGAGAGTATCAGAGTTTTTATCGTTTAGGTGACGAAAATAATCTCTTACTTTAGTTGGGTTGTGTTTTTCTAAATGCTTTTTGTAGTTATTAATATTGTCTTCCAAACATTCTTCATCAACCAACCAACCAAACTGATGGAGAGTGTTTTTTCTTTTACGTAAAAATAAAACATCGTCATTCATACCACTATAAATACAATCATTAAATACTACTAATTCAGGATCAAGCCATTCAAGGAACATAGGTAGCCTTGTTACGTAAACTAAAGCACCTACTGAGAGAGCTTCATATAAGTAATGTCCCCAGCCTTCATATATACTAGGGCACAAATGAATAGAGGATGTGTTAAAAAGTTTGTTTAATTCGCTTACGT